CTAAAACCCCACCGCCAAAAGTGCCGCCAGTTGATGTACCTATTTCGCCATCACCGCGTATTGAATTTTGCGTGGAGTATGCAATTGCCGTAGTCCCTGCTCCATCTCCATAAACTGCGTGATAACCATAATTTGTAGCCGTATCGGAATTGAAAGTAAGTGCGTATTCTGCAATTCCATAAGTACCGCGATTAGTCTGTGCAGTATAACGCAGTTGTAAATGTGTATAGGTGTTAGGAATGTTAGTGAATTCAACTGATGACGCACCAGCAGAACCTACGGTGATGACCTGTAGTGGGAACATAGCGCCAGTGTCGGCGGCGCTTCTTAGTGATGATGCAACAACCCCAAGAATCGGCATTAGGAAATATCTCCTACCACATACCACACATCCGAGCCTTCATAGATGCAGGTTGCTGATGAATACTGCGCACGAAGTTTAGGCGCTGTTGCAGTTGCTCCAGTGCTACGAATTGTCACACCTGAGCCTTGTGCAAAACTGACCTGTCCAGCGCCCTTTTGAATTACGTTCACAAGGTCGCCTACTGCAAATGCCACTGATGAATTTGGTGGAATTGTTACAGTAATTGCTGAAGCATTGTTTGCTGTTACAAGAGAATCTTTATCTGCCAAAGCAAGGGTATAAGTTGTACCAGTTTGTGCATTGATGGCATCAACGCCACCTGCACCAGTTGCTCCAGTTGCACCAGATGCACCAGATGGACCTGTCGCTCCATTTGGACCAGTAGGACCTGTCGGGCCAGTAGCGCCAGCAGCGTAGGCATATGCAAGTGAGTTCCAGGCAGTTGAACCGTTACCAAGTTTCCACTTTGTCGTATCGGTTTCAAGTCCAATTTCACCAATAGCCAAAGTTGGATTAGCAGAAGTCCAATTCGCTGCTGTATCTCGTCTAAATTGTATTTGTACTGGCATTTTTTCTCCTATGCTGTGCCACAGTCAATGGTTGTTAAACCACCGTAAGTGCTTGTTGAATTTCCACCATCAAGATTGATATACGCTTCACCTGTAGGTCCTGTTGGTCCTGTAGAACCAGTCGGGCCTGTTGGACCTGTTGCACCTGTTACACCAAGTGGTCCAGTAGCACCTGTGGCACCATCTGTTCCAGCAGGTCCTGTTGCACCTGTCGGTCCTGTTGCACCTTGTGGACCTGTAGCACCTGTTGCACCAACTGGTCCTGTTGCACCTGTTGCTCCATCTAATCCAGCAGGTCCCGTAGCACCGATTGGTCCTGTAGCACCAACATCGCCTTGGATTCCTTGAACGCCTTGTGGTCCAGTAGCGCCAGTTGCACCGATTGGTCCTGTTGCACCTGTTGGTCCTGTTGCACCAACATCGCCTTGAACACCTTGTGGACCAGTAGCACCAATTGGGCCTGTTGGTCCAGTAACACCTGTTGCGCCGACATCACCTTGCACACCTTGTGGGCCTGTGGCACCGATTGGCCCTGTTGGTCCTGTGGCACCTGTTGCGCCATCTGCGCCATTGGCACCTGTTGCACCGATTGGGCCTGTGGCACCAATAGGTCCAGTTGGACCTGTTGCGCCTGTGGCTCCGATGGGGCCTGTGGCGCCTGTTGCACCAGTTGGTCCTTGTGGACCTTGTGGCGCTTCAAGAGTTGTCAAAACAAATGAATAGTGTGTTGTGCCTTCTGTGACAAAACTATAGTTATGCGCACTTGCATCACCATTGACGCCATAGATTTCAACAATCATTCTTTGACCAACTGAAACTGATGTTGTTGGCAAAGTAATATCTGTCTCTGTTATTACTGGACTTCCTGCACCATTCCATCCAGTCAAACTTGTATCTGAATCACCAATAGTTGATAAAACAGTTCCTGAATTGCTTGCAAGTTTCAAACGTACAAATACAGAAAGATTGTCATTGCTTGCAGGTTTTAACATCTGCATAATAAAACGTTGAGTTCCACCTGGAATAAGAGTGAAATCAAATGGAGTAGAAATATATGAAGCAATTAAAGATGTTGAATTGCCAGCAATATTTACAGTTGTTGTACTTTCAGCAGCAGATACTGGGTCCTCACCAAGTTGCTTAAATCCGGTGAGTTCTGTAATTGAAGAATTGAAATAATAATAACGACCAGCAACAATTCCTTGTGGACCTGTCGGACCAGTTGCACCAGTTGCACCACTTGCACCTGTTGCTCCAATTGGGCCAGTTGCTCCTGTTGCACCTGTTGGGCCTTCAGCGCCAGTTGCACCAACTGGACCTGTAGCGCCAGTTGCACCAATAGGACCTGTTGGACCAGTTGCACCAGTTGGACCTTGAATGTTTCCGACATTTTCCCAAGAACTTGTTACAGTATTCCAAACATACAAATCACCAGCGCCAACAATGTATGCATCGCCAGAATTGCCAGTTGGATGTGCTGCTTGCAATGCAGCAAGAGTTGGATAAGTTCCAATAATTTGAATTCCTGCACCTGTCGCACCAGTAGAACCAGTCGCACCAGTAGCACCTATCGGTCCAGTTGCACCTGTTGCTCCAATTGGACCAGTAGCACCTTGTGGACCTGTTGCACCGATATTTCCTTGAGGACCAGTAGCACCAGTTGGACCTTCAATACCTTGCACGCCTTGAATACCTTGAATACCTTGTGCGCCACTTGCTCCAGTTGCACCAGTTGCACCGACAGGACCAGTTGCACCTGTTGCACCTACTGGACCAGTTGTACCTGCAGGACCTGTAACACCAGTTGCACCAGTAGCACCAACAGGACCTGTTGCACCTACTGGACCAGTTGCGCCAGTTACACCTTGAACTCCAGTTGCACCTGTTGCGCCAGTTGCGCCAGAAGGACCAGTTGCGCCAGCAGGACCAGTTGCACCTGTAGGACCTTGTGGACCAGCAACGCCAACATCGCTGACAACAACGGTGTTTGTATCCTCAAAAATTTCAATGTTATTAGACACGGGTTACCTCACCTGCAACTGTGATTTGTCCTTGGAAAAGTCTTGTGACAACTCCACCCGAAGCAATTTCTAAATCATAAACATAATATCCAGCATCTAAATTACCTGTTTGAGTAGCAGTTGCTGACAATACAAGTTTTCCTAGATTGCCAGTGATAACGATGCCACCATTAGATGTAGTCAATGTCAAAACAGCATCATCAGAATTATAGTTCTGACGCAATTGCATCGCTGCTGTATAGCCAGTCAAATTGATGGCTGCTCCATTTGAATCTTTGTAAAGAACATTGAGATTCCAATTGGAGCCTTGGTCCATTGTAAAGTTGTAAATACCTGCAGTCATTACTTCTCCGTTGCCCAGACTAAGAATCCGCCAACCGCTATCAACGCCAGCGGAACGGAAATCATTGCAACCCCGACTGTAAATAAAGCCACACCAAGAACTTCAGCGGCGATTGCCCAATCTATTTTCTTCATTGTGGCTCCTTAGAGATTGAGTGAAAAGAATTTTGGAACTGGTTGCTTAGGCTCTGGAGCCTGGGTAGCGCGGTCATAACCGAAGATGCTGGCAACAGCAGCATCAATCTTGCGCTTACTTGAAGATTTGCTAACCATCACTCCGCGTGATGATTGTTTTGTTACACAGTTATTGACATGGCGAGCAAGTCTTTCATCGCCATCGTGAGTGAAGGATTGATTGACAACCGCTTCATAAAATTTCTGAGTTGCAGGCACCATGCGCTCTGCAGAGTTTGGATACGAGACTACTGGCAGTCCTTCTTCGTCAAGAACCATAAAGGTTCGCTGCCATCTGGCTGGGTCGAAAACAATTTCTCGCACACTAAAGCGACTATCGCGTGCAGTGTTGATGATTGTTTGTTCGACTTCTGCGACTGGTACATGCCAGGTATTGTCTGCATCTACTGGCCTTTCCCATAATCCAACAACCATCAAATGTGGTTTTTCTCCGCCAAGTAACCAGGCAACCAACGCTGTTGAGTCATTAGAGAATGCACCATCAAATGCCAAGATAACTTCTTCGCCAGGTTCAGGTTCGCGTTCTCTATCAACTAATGATTCCCAAGTTCCAGTTGGCAGCCAAGCAACCGATGTGTTCACAAAGCAATTGATGCGTTTTGTGCGGAACTCTGCTTCTGGTGTGCGTAAGACTGCCGACTGAAAATCTTCAATATCAACGATGTCGCCTAATCCTGGATTTGCCTGCTCCCACAATGTCGGGTCGCGATGGTCACCTTCTGGATTTACTGGCTCCCACCACGCAAAGAAAAATGATGGGTCTGCAACTTCGTTCTTACAAATGCGCTGTCCATATTGATACAGCGAATAGCATAATGAATCTTGGCCACTGGCTTGCGTCTTGACTCCTGCTGTTGTTATGCCGAACAACAGCGAGTCGGCGCGAGCGCCACCTGCCAGTGAAAGTGTGTTCCACAATTCCCAGTTTGGCTGGGCGTGGACTTCGTCAAAAATAACTAATGGTGAAGGGTTCAAACCTTCTTTGGTGTAAGCCTCTGCAGAGAGAACCCGATACACCGAAGCCTTGTCTTTATATTCGATTGCATCGCGATACAAAGTGAACATTGAGGATAATTCTTCATCCATTTCAATCATTCGCTTTGCGGTGCCAAATACGATTCGTGCTTGGTCACGGTCTGCAGCGCACGAATAGATTTCGCTTCCGTTGCCACCTAAAGTCAGACCTGCTAATCCCATGGACGCAGCCAGAGCGCTCTTTCCGTTCTTACGGGCCATGCCAACCAACGCAGTACGATGGCGGAATCTGCCATCATCACGGCGAGCAAGAGCGTGACGCAGCAGTTCTCTTTGCCAAGGTCGCAACACCAAGAGTTTGCCAGCAGGAGAAGCGACAGAATCTTTTGTCACCCGACAAACAGTCTCCGCAAAGTCGGCGTACAAATCGCCATCGCCACGGTCCAAATCTTCTTTTGGCACTGGCGTTAGCCAGCGCGGTGGAAATTGGTTAGGCATTGCGTTTTTGCGAAAGGAGTTCTTCTAATCTGCTCCGAGCCTTCACTTCCGCAACCCCCAGTTTGCTTCTGTCGCTAGGCGTTAGGCCAAGCAATGACAGAATCTTCATGATTTCATTTTCGACAGTGCTAATCATTCCGACCAATGGATTGGCATATGCATAGCCTTTGTCGGTGTAAAGCACATATTCGGACTGGCTCAATTTTTTCACCAGTTCAGTTTTGCGTTCCATCTTTTCGCAAAGTTCAAGAAGCAAAGTTCCGTCAGTGTTTGCAATCCATGGAGCGATTGCGCGAATCTCTGTCCAGAATTTTTTTGATTGCTTCGACAGGTGTTGTGGTGCCTGGTCGGAAATCTGTGGCAACGCAATTACGCGGTTCACATCAGGCAATTTTTCCTTGCCTGGGTTTCCAAGTTTGCGCTTGAGTTCAGTTGGTTTTGGTGATGGTCCTGGCATTTATTTTTTTCTCCCCCGATAGAAAAACAAAAGACAAAATAGACAAATCCCCAGGGTTCTATTTTACGGAGATGCACGAAGTCAGGGCGTCGGGGTGGATAGCCGTTCGCGCATATGCAAAAAACAGGCGTACGGAGAGATGCCAGTGGAGGTCTGTTCTATCTGTCGCCTTTTTCGCTGTTGCATTTTCTGCACAAGATTTGCAGATTTGAAATTTCATATCGAAGCGATGGGTCTAAGTCAACCAAAGGAATGATGTGGTCAACTGTCAAATCTTTTGTTGCTCCACATTGTTTGCACCAAGGATGAATCTCACGCAGTTGTTTAGACAACTTGCGCCACTTGTAGTCATATCCTCTGTCCGACCTGGATACCCTGCCACGCTCTTTGACTCTTGCACATTCTTTGCATCGTGATGAACGAACAATCGTTCCACAATCAACACACGGTCTAGGAAGCATCATCATTGCGAACAAGATATTCAATTGCCATTGCAAGATGTGCTTGATTATCTTTGAAGAATCCCAAACCAGAATTACAACGCCAACATAACAATCCACGAATCTTGAGTGTTTCGTGGTTGTGGTCAATTACTAATTTCTTACCAATCTCTTCAGCAGTGATGCCACAGATTGCACACACATGGTTCTGCTTCTCAAGCAATGTTTCGTATTCTTCACGATTAGCATTGCGAGTAACTTGCCTATGTATATTCCTACACGCTCTGCAGATGTTGTGTCTTTTATTCTCACTGATATTTGTGAAACGAAAGTTATCTATTGGAAGATTTCTTAGACATTTGCGACACTGCTTAGTGTCGTCATTCGATGTCCTCATCTTCTTCATCATCCGTTTCCAGACCAAGTGATGCCATTCGGTCATTGACAGGTAGTGACATATACATCGTCAGCGTGGATTGCACTGCTCTTGTGAGTAGTGATTCGATTGCGTCAAAATGCAGTGACTCATCGGTTGTAAGTTCTGTTCCAACTTCCCCGATGCTAATTGTTATGTTCAGCATTTTTGATTTCCAATCGCGTGTCTAGTAGTTCGTCAATGAACTGTTCAACAATCTCGCGCTGTTGGTCAGAGAAGTCAGATTTGTTGCGAGTCACCGCTGCGTGAAACAGGGCTTCGTCTATCTCTTCAATTTGACTAGAGACAGCAGAATCTGATAACGAAAGTGTATCAGGCTCTTTTGACAACATTGTCAAATCTTCTTTGCCTCAATGATGGCCGAAAGGTCATACATCTTGCCGCGCTTTTCGATGTTGAATTTTCTGATGATTCGGTACACCTCTCGCTGGGTCATCTGCAACCACAACGCAATGGCTTCCACATCTAGGAAGAACTTCCTATTTGGGTTGCTCATTGCCAGTGCCACCAATCTCAATACAGTCCAACTTTGTTTGCATCCAAAGCAACTGACATCAGCAGTTAAATCCTCAACATCAATGACTACAACTTTTTTGCAATCATCGGTAGGACAAGGAATCCGCCTTACCTGTTCTTTGAATTGTTTTGCTGCTGCCCGTCCCCTGGCGTGCAACCCCAAAACTTCTCCCACAAATTCTACGGCCCAAACCTGCGACAGAGACCAGTCCAGTTGAGCCAGGTGAAAGTCACAGGTTGCCTGGACTTCTGCTTCAATCGTTGGCTCCTTGGCCACCAGCGCTGGCGGTGTCAGGCTTCGGTCCTTACGGATGATGGCTTCCCACGAATGCAGGATTGTCAGTAGGTCCGTTGCCATCACGAAGTCCAAGGCATTGACATTGACACCGATTGAACGCTCTTGGCTGACGGTGCCACTGCCAGTTCTGGCTGGTTGCAAGAAGTAGCCAGCCTGCCAATGCAGTTCAGGAATCTCTTGCAGCGCCTTTCGCACCTTCACGGTGCAACCAACACAGGCAGCCTGGTCTTTGGAGAATCGGTTACAGATTGTGCATTGCATCAGAATGGCATTCCTTCCACTGGGCTGCTGGCCATGACTGGTTGTGACCAATAGGCAGGCACATCATCCAAGGTCTCAAAAAGTGACATATTGGCACAATGGTGTTCTGCCAGAATCACACGGTCCTTGCCAGGTGCCGCCCACTTGATTCGATTGACACTGCGTTCGACTGCTTCAAAGGAAACTCTGGTTCTGTGGATTTCATAGGTCATCAGACCTGATAGGCGTTTGATGATTTCTTCTTCAATCGTCAACCGCTGTTTGTCCAGTAGGCGACTAAATCCTGCCCAAGAGATGCCTGACCAGACCACGGTATTGCAGCGGGCGCAAATAATGGGTTTGAAGTCTGAAATGCTCATAACTGGTCTTTCCAGGCTGACTGGTCCACTGTTCCCCGTTCCCCTCTAAAGAGGGGGAACGGAGGAACAGTTTGGCCACTCTTGTCCGTACTGTTCCCAGAAATAGTCGGGAACAGTTCGGGAACGGAGGAACAGTTAGTCATTGGGACTCCAAGCCTTCACATCATTTGCAAAGAAATCGGATTGGTAGCCATAGAGATACTTCTGCCCATCCTTGCGATGGCTCAAGTGACCACTGCTGACCAGGCTATCCATCACGAATTTCAACTCTTCGTTGTTCATCCCGTTTCCTTCACTTCTCAACTGTTCAGCAATCTGGTTGCGTCCCATCTCATACCCATGACGGCGCAGAAGGTCACAGACTGCTTCCATCTTCTGCTCTCTGGTGCTGACCTTGACGGTGCCACCTGTGATACTAACTTTGATACCAAAATTAGCATCAGATTTGATATTAGCAATCCCCAATGTCTTGGCGTCTGGGCAAATGGCTCTGACAAAGCCAGGTCTATCTTTAGTGATGGTCAAGGACAGGGCGCCGTCAATGCCACGGCCAAATGGCTGCTCAACCGCCACACTGACAGCGACCCCATC